CCAGATGTTGACATGTATATACTTGCTATAATTGATGGCTCAACAATAAACCTTGCTGGTTGGGCTTTTAAAGATGAGCTTATACAAGAGTCTAACATTAAAGACTTAGGGCATGGAAAGGGTTATGTTATGAACCAAGAAGATTTGAGGTCACTATGAAAGTATTGTCTATAGACCCTAGTCTTAGGAATACGTGTTTGGTGTATTCGGAGGTTGAAGATTCTGGTATCAGGATTATTGACTCAATAACCATTGAGACTGAGAAGAGTAAGCAGAAGCAAGTAAGGGCGAGTAGTGACCTTATACAGCGATGCGATGTACTGCACAGGGGTGTTCAGGAATACATTGAGAAGTGGAATCCAGAGATTATCTTTGTAGAGACTCCTAGCGGTAGCCAGAGTGCAAGTGGAATGAAGAACTACGGGGTTAGCTGCTACTTGATTGCGACATTACGACCACGAGCCATTGAGGTTACGCCTACGGAGGTTAAGAAAGCAACTGTAGGAACTAAGACTGCTAGTAAGCATGAGATGATTACCTGGGCATTTGAGAAGCATCCAGAGGCTCCTTGGAAACTTAGGAACGACTTTCCACTTGCCAAGCAGGAACACATGGCAGATGCGATTGCGATTATATATGCAGGAATGAAAACACCAGCGTACTCCTGGTTGACATCGGCTTTGCCGTAATTACTTGCGCTTTTTGCGCTTGCAACCTTTGCCCCTAGCTCTTTTGTCCCCCGGCATATCTTTTTTGGACCCCCTATTTACGGAACGCTTCTTTTTGACTACGCCATTCTTTGTGTGTGACATATCGTAGCCGTCACCCTTCTTTACCGTACCCTTTTTTAGAGCCTTACGTCTTGCCTTGTTACGTGCTGCACGTTTCTTCTTCTGTTCTTCAGAGGATTGAAACTTTTTGTACTCCCTTTTGTAGTTTCTTGCAGCCATATAACAAAGATAACGCTTATCTTTGAGACATGAGCAACACGAGCGAGGCAACACAGCGGATCATGTATGATCTAGCGGCATCAGACGAGAAGGGATACCAGGAATATGGGACCACCATAGACAGAAAAGACTACAGTCACGCAGCGTGGCTGAAAGAAGCCTATGATGAGTGTCTTGATATGTCCAAGTATCTGCGTAGAGCGTTGGACACACAAGAAGATTCTATCCCTGTACGTGAAGTATCAGACTTCCTGCTTGAACTCAATGCGTCTGTCCAAGCGAGTATGGGCGTGAACACAAGCATCGAAGAAAAAGCTAGGAATAAGAGAATCTGTGATCAGATAATTGCCAAGTGCGAGGCGATAGACCCAAAGCGGTTTAAGAAAGTAAACCGGACTCAAGCACCTTCAGTAGTATAAGCAGCCTTTCGTAGTACGGCAGGAAGGTCCTATTGCCTGGGTTACCCTCTAGCATGGATATGTGTGTATCTATGACTTTTGATACATTAGTCACTTTCTCCGCTGGAGATACCTGTATTTCATTGTCGTAGTTCCGAAATGGAGCTAACCTTTTTTTTAGCTCACTCAGAGGTATCCTCTCCATTCTTTCTTTCCTTTAGCATCATGTCGGCATATCGGTAGCGCATAATCACTTGGTACTGCATACTTCCTTTAATCGCCTTATTGACATCCTTGGGGTCAAAGTCAATTCCCATAGACTTACATAGGTCAATCATAGCCTCCTCGTTAGGGGGTCCAGGGATAGCCTGTACAGGTAAACTCATTGCAATTTCGTCTCTTAGTGTCTTTTCATCCATAGTAAAACAGTATTATTTTGTCTTTGTATTCGTCTTTTCCTCGCACCCCTTTAGGGATCCTGCCGACCTCTTTGAAGTTTAGCCCTTGTAACAGCTTGATAATCACATCGTTAGACTCAGAAACGTCAGCGATTAGATTCATATACGAGAACTCATTAACAAAAATCCCCATCAATTGAGTGCCAATTCCATACCCTCTGAAGTCAGGATGCATACACATAGCAAGCTCCATATTGTGAGCAGATGACTTGGTGACACCCATTGTTCCCATAACCACCCCTGCTATTTTACCACCAATCTCTACGACCATGGTGTTTGTAAGACCATTTATCATTGATTGAGATATTCCGTAAGCTTCCTCCGGAGTAATCATCATATCCTCAGAATCTTCGGCACAAAGCTTTACTAGAGCTTCTATCTCGTATCCTTCTGTTATCTTTGCTTCTCTAATGAGCATGAGCCGAAATTAGAAAAAGATTCTTATATTACAACTAAAGACTAAAATGGCGAAAAAAGAAGGGGCAGTAAGAAACGATGAGATTAAAGAGCTTAACACCAAGGCGAGGCAGTTGGCGGCAAAGCACTCTCCGGATTTAAGCAAACTACAAAAAGTACGAATTGATCACAGCACTTGTATTTACATTGATCCTAATAAAGATCCGGTACTGGCTAAAAAAAGATTCATCGACAAAATGAACGAGAGACCTATGAATATTAGGTACAAGAATTATGATACCGATAAAGAATAATACATATATTTGTGATACTCATTTCGAAAGCCTGGACGATTCAGTCGGTTTTATAAATGTTTTCATGTTTTGTTTTGGCAGGGGTCTTTAGTCGGACCCCTGTTTTTGTTATGATACCTAGAAAGAAAAAAATATGTAAGGAGTGTGGTCAAGAAGACTACATCTGGAGCAAAGGTCGATGTAAGCGATGTGCTGCAAAGACTTACAAGAAACTTGGTCCGTCAAAGGATGTGAAAGCCAAGATAGATTTGGACACTAACTTCTACAAGGAGATATGGGCTGAAAGGTATCACTACTGTGAGAATTGCCACAAAGACTTAGGAGATAAGTGGGAACGATACATGTTCTCTCACATACTGAGTAAGGGGGCGCATCCTGCATTCAGACACGACAAGGATAACATCAACATCCTGTGTTTGGAGTGTCATCAGCAATGGGAATTTGGAGATAAGAAGAGCATGAGCATCTACCCAGAGAACGAGGAAATCATTCAGATGCTTAGGGAGAAAATCCTTAATTGATTTAAAATCAGTATCTTAGCATCGTGTTTAAAGCAAAACGCTATGATCAATGAATGGAACCTAGTTTCCGTAATCAGACCTGAAGTACACAAGGATGTGTTATTCAGTGACGGTGAAAAATTCTTTGATGGCTTTTTGGGTTGCGACAGGACGGTATATAGAAATACTGCCGAAGTTCCGGTGGCGGAGCCTAAAGCAGTTTACTGGACTGAGAAGCCTAAGTTGTCAGAGGATAAAGAATAAGTCTTCACTCCAACATAGCGGAGTGTAGTCTTCATCAAATTCTCCAAGAACAAATCCCTTGGAGAGCCAAAACTCTTTGCCTCTATGGTCGGGGTCCTTGCACACAAAGATTTCTAAGTCTTCACGTTGTTTGTGCTGTTTTAAGTTAAAAACAGTACCAGGAGCAAACCAAAGGAAGTTTTTTTGTAATATTGCCGTCATGGATACAAATATAGCGGAAGCCTTCCTTGAAGCAATGGATTTTAACTATGTTAAGTCTATAATCCGTTCAAACAAGCAACTAAAGGCACTGTGGGGAGGAACAACCCCCTCAAGGGCTGACCTATCTAGGGTTATTACCAATATGGTAAAGCGTGTTGATGAGTATCCGGAAGCAGAGGACTGCGTGAATGGGATTGTGGTGAGGAAGTACTCAGATATTATTCGTCTTGACTTTCTTTATCTTTCTTATACTTTCCATCTAGACCGATCTTCAGAAGATAGTCAGGAAGAGACTCAACCAGCTTCTGACTCTTCTCAAGAACCTTCTTCATAGAGTCTTTCAGTCCGTAACGGATTACGATCTTCTTTTTCTTAGGGTCGATATTTATTTTCATAGTACTTCATATAGTTTGTATGCTCCAGTACCCAACACCACTAGAAACGTAAGTATTACAGTAGCAAGCAAAACGAGATAAATAGTAAGCTTTATTTCTTCAACAATCCTTTTGAAATTCATAGGTTGTGTGTTATACGGGCTACTTGCCCATGTTTCTTACTGTGGACAAAGGCTTCTATAGCCTTCTTAGCCCCAATGAATCCTTGCTTATGATGCCAAGAGTCGGCAGCACTAGGGGTTCTTAAATACTCTACAGTAACACCCGTATAGTCCTTTCCTGACATAAACTTGTGTGTTTGCTTGTGATGTATGTGGTGGCAGTAGATATACCGCTTATCACAATTGACCCAAAGCTCTGGTGCTTCTTGCGCCATAATCAAAGGTAACTGATCAAGCTTCGCTCCATCTCCGTGGTTGGTTCCAATGAGGTTTACTCCGTAGGAAGTGTACTTACGATGAGCTAAACCCACATCAAAGGTTATATTCTTACTCAACCTAAAGTATGACTCTAGCGTTTGAGCCAACATCCATCCTGACATGTAGTCGTGGTTTGATGGATTGAATATGACATGAACGTCTGCTACCGGAAGAAGTCTTTCAACAGCCCTAACATACATATCCTTTGCTGCCGTAAATGCCTGTCCCCAGGTTCCAGATGTATCTTGATGAGTTCCGTTTGTCGTGGTTCTCTTAATCGTGTCGGTGTGAAGAACATCGTTGC